CTGCGAGTACCTCTGCTAGTGCTGTTAGGGGTATGTCTTTCAATATCCTATTCTTGGATGAATTTGCTTTTGTTCCCAATCACATCGCTGATTCTTTCTTCGCTAGTGTTTACCCTACTATTACTTCTGGTAAGTCAACGAAAGTAATAATGGTTTCAACCCCTCACGGGATGAACCACTTTTATAGGTATTGGCATGATGCTGAAAGGAAGAAGAATGAATATGTTGCTACAGAGGTTCATTGGTCAGAAGTTCCAGGCAGAGATGCTGTATGGAAAGAACAAACTATTGCTAACACATCAGAACAACAATTCCGTGTTGAGTTTGAATGTGAATTCTTAGGATCTGTTGATACTCTTATCTCACCATCTAAGTTGAGAACAATGACATATGATGATCCTATTAAAAGTAGTAAAGGTTTGGATATCTATGAGGAACCAATAGATAAACATGATTATGTTCTTACAGTAGACGTTGCTCGTGGAGTAGGAATAGATTACTCAGCATTTGTTCTTGTAGATATAACTGAATACCCTCATAGGATAGTTGGTAAGTATAAGAATAATGAGATAAAACCTATGATATTTCCAAATATCATATATCAAATAGCTAAGTCGTATAATAATGCATTTATTTTAGTTGAGGTTAATGATATAGGAGATCAAGTGGCAAGTATTATTCACTTTGATCTTGAGTATGAAAATCTTCTTATGTGTGCCATGAGAGGAAGGGCTGGTCAAATAGTTGGACAAGGATTCTCTGGAACAAAGACTCAACTTGGAGTTAAAATGTCCAAGACTGTTAAGAAGGTTGGATGTTCTAACTTAAAAACTTTAATAGAGGATGATAAGGTTGTTTTTAGAGATTATGATATTATATCTGAATTAACTACATTTATTCAAAAACATCATTCATTCGAAGCAGAAGAAGGATGTAATGATGACTTAGCAATGTGTCTTGTCATATATGCTTGGTGTGTTGTTCAGGATTATTTTAAAGAACTTACTGAACAAGATGTAAGAAAGAGATTGTATGAAGATCAAAGGGATCAAATAGAACAAGATATGGCTCCATTTGGTTTTGTATTAGATGGACTTGAAGAAGACTCATTCGTAGATGCGGATGGTGATACTTGGAAAGTTGATGAATATGGAGACAGATCTTATATGTGGGACTATAGATAAATGCTTACTTTTATTTTCATATCATCTTGGTTAGTATTATTCGTATTTGCTGTACGTTTAATGACTAGAGGTTGGAATGTAAATCCACCAAGGGATATGGATCTTAAATATAATGTAGAAAAAAGAACTGTAACTAAGGTTCCTCATCCAGAAATGGCAGATATTAAACAAGGTGATGAATTATTAGTTGTTAGATTTGATGAACCTGAAAAAGAAATGGATCCTAGATTTAAGTTAGATTCACCAGAACTTCATAATCTTGGAGATCCTTTACATAAATCTCTACAGGATAGGATTGATGAATTAAATGAGAATGACGATGATGATGAAGGTGGTCTTATAGTTAGGAGGTGAAATGGATTTAGAAAAGGAATTTGGTTTAGAACATTTACTTTTTAAGGAAAGAACTTGTAAGGTATGTGGACAGACTAAAGATTTAATAGATGAATTTTATTTGACACGTAAAGATAGAGGTGCTAAACCATCAGCTTATTCATACGAATGTAAAATATGTACTGTTAAAAGAATATTAAAATCTAGAAAAAAGAAACCATTTACAGATTGGTTATATCCAGATTGGTAAGGTTCATAGCTTGTTTCCCCGTTTCAAGCAGCAGCAATTCATAAATAATTTCAGTAAAAAAATGAGACATTTTTAGAGGGGAACTTAAATGGCTAACATCGGTTTAGTATCTCCAGGCGTCAAGGTTAGAGAAGTTGACCTGACGGTTGGAAGAATAGACTCCATAAGTGATACAACAGGTGCTATTGTGGGTCCATTCCCCCAAGGCCCAGTTGGAGAAGCAATTCAAATTGATAATGAACAGGATTTATTAGATTTCTACGGAAAACCAATATCATCAGATAGACAGTATGAGTATTGGTACACAGCTTCAAACTATCTTAATTATGGTGGTATTTTAAGAGTTGTTCGTTCAGATGGCGGCAATCTTAGAAATGCTAACGTAGGTGGTATGCCTGTAACTCATCCAACAGGTATTGGATCAACTGATAATCTTAAGATTAAGTCTTACGAAGATTATATCGATAATTATGAAACAAGTTCTGGATATCGTTTAGCTGCTAGAAACCCTGGCTCTTGGGCTGAAGGAATTAAGGTTGCATATATTGACGGTGCTGCAGACCAACAACTATTAGTCGGTCATCATGCAGTTAATAAAATTAGTGTTGGTGTTGCTGTAACACAGGCATTCCCAGCAAATACTATTATCGCTGGAGTTGGTACAACATCAGTTGCTGATGGATATCTTCAAGGTATTGTTACTGGAACAGGAACAAGTACTGTTGATGTTAAAGTTCTGAATAGAGTTTCTGCTGCTGGAACAATCTTCCCAGTAGATTATGTTGAGAATGGTGTTTATTCATTCAAGGTAGGTACTGCAACTTCTGTTGGACAGTATGGTGTAGTTGGTGCATCTGGTCTTTCATTCTGTGCTAATAATTCTACAATTGCTGCTCCTGCAACTGGACTTTCAACTGTATCAAGTATTATTTCAGAGAAAGATTGGTATGAAGAACAGTACATTCAGTTAAAGAACGGTGCAGTTCAATGGAAATCAATTGCTGATAAGCCAGGAACTTCTACTTTCGCTAATCAAAGAAACTCAGCTAACGACGAACTTCATATCGTTGTTATTGATGACAAGGGTTCTATTAGTGGTAACACAGGAACTATCCTTGAGACTCATACATTTATGTCTAAGGCGAAGGATTCAGTAAACACATTTGGTTTACAGAATTACTATAAAGATTTCATTGCTGATCAGTCAGATTACATCTTTGTTGGTGTTGCAACTGGAAATGGTGTAAATGCATCTGGTATTCAAACTGTCTTTACTGCAACTGATACCAATAATGTTTGGGGTCAGGACGCTCAAGACGTAACATTCAACGTACTTGGTAACACCATGTATGAGTTACAAGGTGGTAGAGACTATTCTATCGGTGGTGACAACACTGTTGCAGTCGGTGGATACAATGTAAGTCTTGGTGAGATAATGGGTGGATATGAAATATTTGAAAATGAGGCAGATTATTCAGTTAATTATCTACTGAATGGACCTGGCATCATGGGTGACAAAGAACAGTCACAGGCAAAGGCTAATAAACTAATTGAAATCGCTGAGGCAAGAAAGGACTGCATGGCAGTTATTTCACCACACAGAGAGGCAGTTGTTGGTGTTAATAGTCCAAAAGATCAGACCAACAATGTTGTTCAGTTCTTTGATGCTGTAACTTCAACTTCATATGCTGTATTTGATAGTGGTTACAAGTATCAGTTTGATAGATTTAATAATACCTTTAGATATCTTCCTCTAAATGGAGATATCGCTGGTTTGATGGCAAGAACTTCAGATGATCAGTTCCCTTGGTTCTCACCTGCTGGTGCTCAAAGAGGAACTATTCTGAATACAGTTAAACTTGCTTATAACCCAAGTAGGATTCAAAGAGATACTCTCTATACAAGAAGAGTTAACCCAGTTATATTCCAGACTGGTGGCGGATTCATGTTATTCGGTGACAAAACTGGATTAGGTTATGCATCTGCATTCGATAGAATTAACGTTCGTCGTCTGTTTATGACACTAGAGCAAGCTATTGAGGTTGCTGCTAGAACCAAACTATTCGAGTTCAACGATGAAATCACACGGGCAGACTTCCGTAACATTGTTGAACCATATCTACGTGATGTTCAAGCAAAACGAGGTATTCAAGACTTCGTAGTTATTTGTGATGATTCCAATAACACACCTGCTGTTATTGATTCTAATGAATTTAAGGCTGATATCTTCATCAAGCCTGCACGTTCTATCAACTTCATCGGTCTAACCTTTGTTGCTACAAGAACTGGTGTTGCCTTCTCTGAAGTAGTGGGAACAGTTTAGATGTGAGAAATGCCACGACTGGTGGCGGGGTTTAAAGAGGGAGATTGATTTCTCCCTCAATGATTTCTAAAAACATTTCCAAAACAATTTATGGAGTATTAAAAAAATGGCAGATTTTAATTCAAGAAGTATAAATTCATTTAAAGCTAAATTAACTGGTGGTGGTGCAAGGCCTAATTTATTTGAGGTAGATTTAGGATTTCCAGCCACTTTAACACCATCTACACCTGCTAATAAAGATGTAAAAGAAGAAGGTATCTTCATGGTGAAAGCAGCTGAATTACCAGCATCAAATGTTGGTGATATTCCTGTTAACTTTAGAGGTAGGATTCTTCACGTTGCTGGAGATAGAACATTTGATACTTGGACAGTTACTATTATCAATAACACTGATTGGGATCTTAGGAAAAAATTTGAAGATTGGAGTAATTATATTAATGATAGAACTTTTGATAATGGTATCACCAATCCTACATCATATCATGCTGAAGCTGTTGTAAAACAGTTAGCTAGAGGTAAGAAAGCTGGAACAGCAAAGGAAGATAAGATTCCTGTTGTTGCTCAATATAAATTCTTCGGAATGTGGCCTTCTCAAGTATCTTCTATAGCTCTTGACTATGGTTCAACAGATACTATTGAAGAATTTCAGGTTACTTTCCAAGTGGAATACTGGGCACCTTCTTATGGTGAAACTGGTCTTAGTGATTCAGGTACATTCTCCGCTACTGGTGGAGGAGGTGGTGGAGGTTAGTATCAGTGAATAATAAAAGGTCTCTAGCCGTGACTATATAAATACCTTTATAAGGTTATAGACTTTTTATAAGATGGCATCCCTTTTTGGTTTCTCGATTGACGATTCATATAAGAAACCCTCACCTACAGTAGTCAGTCCTGTTCCTCAGAATAATGAGGATGGGGCTGACTATTATTTGTCTTCAGGTTTTTATGGTCAATATTTAGATGTAGAAGGCGTATTTAAGACAGAATATGATTTGTTGAGAAGATATAGAGAGATGGCACTTCACCCAGAGGTGGATGGTGCTATTGAAGATATTATTAGCGAAGCAATAGTTTCAGATCAGAACGATTCTCCTGTACAAATTGACTTAGAAAATCTCAAACAGAGTGATAAAATAAAGACTATTATTCGTGAAGAGTTCCAATACATCAAAGAGATGTTGGACTTTGATAAAAAATCACATGAAATATTTCGGAATTGGTATGTTGATGGTAAACTTTATTACCATAAAGTAATTGATTTAGAAAAACCTGAAGAAGGTATTAAGGAATTGCGTTATATGGACGCAATTAAAACTAAGTTTGTAAGAGAACAGAAGAAAGATGTTAATAATACTATGCAGGTTAATGATGCTAGGTCATCATTAGACGCAGATCCAACAGCTGCAGACTTCCCTGGCTTACAAGAATATTTTATATACGATAAAAATTCATATCAAAAGAATCAGTATGGTTCCGTTGCTGTTTCTGGACAACAGAAAGATGCAGTAAAACTTGCTAAGGATTCAGTTGCATACTGTACTTCTGGTCTTGTAGATAGAAACAAACATACAAATCTTTCTTATCTCCATAAGGCAATTAAAGCACTTAATCAGTTAAGAATGATTGAGGATTCATTGGTCATCTATCGTATGTCCCGTGCTCCAGAAAGAAGAATTTTCTATATTGATGTTGGTAATCTACCTAAAGTTAAAGCAGAACAATACCTTAGAGAGGTAATGTCTCGTTATAGGAACAAATTAACCTATGATGCTGCTAGTGGAGAAGTTAGAGATGATAAGAAATATATGTCTATGATGGAAGATTTCTGGCTTCCACGTAGAGAAGGTGGTCGTGGTACAGAAATTACTACACTTCCAGGCGGACAAAATCTTGGTGAATTAACTGACGTACAATATTTCCAGAAGAAACTCTATCGTTCTCTTGCTGTACCAGAGTCAAGAATGAGTGATGATAGTAGTTTTAGTCTTGGACGTTCTTCAGAAATTCTTAGAGATGAACTTAAGTTCACTAAGTTTGTTGGTAGAATGAGAAAGAGATTTAGTAATCTTTTTCATGACATTCTAAAAACTCAACTTATTCTTAAGAATGTTATTACTCCTGAAGAATGGGAATCAATGAGTGATCATATTCAATATGATTACCTATATGATAATCACTTCTCAGAATTGAAGGATGCAGAATTAATGCAAGAAAGATTAGGTCTTCTTGCAGCTGCTGATCCTTATATTGGTAAGTACTATTCAGTTGATCATATTCGTCGTAAGATATTACGTCAGACTGATCAAGAGATTGTTGAGGAAGATCAACAGATGGCTGCTGAGAAGGAGGCTGGTATTATTCCACCTTCTGAAGAAGAGATGATGTTGGCTGCTCAAGAGATGGATGCTATGGGTGGAATGGGAAATATGCAACAAGATATGGCTAATAATGCTGGAATGGAGGCACCTAAAGGAGGAGAAATTTAAATGAATCTTCCAAAAATACCTTATGATGAATGGTTTGAAGGTAAGAAACCACACCCACATGATAGTATGCCTATCGCAACAGATAAAGAGAATACATATGCATCACGACATGAATCAACACCCGCATTTGAAAAGGATGGTGGTGCAGAAGAAGTTGTAACTATGCATGAAAAAATGTATAGGATTGCTACAGCAAAATATAACCCATTTGCTGTAGGTGGATCAGAAAGTATCCACGATTTTGAAGGAGGTTCAGAACAAATTTGGGCAGATGATCTTCCAGATTTAGCCCCTAGTGAATATGAACCTTAAATTTGGTATAAATAACACTATAAGTACTTTATTAAATTAATTTTATCTCATGGACGAGTTAATGGATTTGATTATTGCGGATGAATCTCCGTCTGAAATAAGTGATGGAATCAAAAATGCTCTATTCGCAAAATCAGCAGGAAAAATAGATGCTTCTAAACCAAATGTAGCTCAAACTATGTTTGGAATGAATGATGCAGAAGAGAGCCCAGAGGTTGAAGCTTCATTAGAAGCTGGTGAAATTGACAATGAAGTAGAAACCGAAGAGGAAGACTAAACAATGGCACATCAACCAGTAGGCGATTCACTTACACTTACTACAGGAACAGGATCAACTAGGGCTCAATTTACTGTTCAATCTGATACTCTCAGAGTTGTTCCAATGAGTCAGAATGTTCATGTAGCAATAGGTACAACTGCAACTGCTACTACATCTGATTATTTTGTTCCAGCAGGAACTTCTGCAACCTTAAATTTAGGTAGAGTAAGTTCAATGGGAATTGCAGCAATAACTAAAGGAACTGCAACTATTATTGATCTCCCAGAAGGAACGGGTTGTCCTTTTGTGGTTGATGATGTTATTACTACATCAGGAATAACTGGTGAAACTGGATTCAATACAACAGCAAAAGTTGTTTCTATTGATTCAAGCGCAAATACATATGGGTATCATTCAGAAAGAATTACTACTGATCATGATAGTCGTGCTCTTTCTGGCACACCAGTTACAACTGCTGGCCAAGCAAGAAGAACTTTAACAGTTGCTGCTAGGACCGACTCTGGAGCTGGAAAGTTATATGCTCAACAAGTTCAAGTATCAGGGGATTCATAAATGAAACTCATCACAGAAGAAATTGATCAGGTAGAGGTTATCGTTGAAGAACGCAACGGTAAGAAAAACCTCTTTATTGAAGGCATTTTCCTTCAAGGTGAGATCCAAAATCGTAATGGAAGAATGTATCCCATGCAGACGTTAAGTCGTGAAGTTGGTAGATACAATGAGAATTTTGTCACTAAAGGTCGTGCTCTTGGAGAACTAGGTCATCCTGACGGACCAACCGTCAATCTTGACAGAGTTTCTCATAAGATCACATCTCTGCGCCAAGAAGGTAATAACTTTATTGGTAAAGCACAAATTCTTTCAACCCCAATGGGTAACATTGCTAAGTCCCTTCTAGGTGAAGGTGTAAAACTTGGTGTTTCTTCAAGGGGAGTTGGTTCTTTAAATAAAACCAACGAAGGATACAGCATAGTTGGTGAGGATTTTACTCTCGCTACTGCTGCTGATATTGTTTCAGATCCTTCTGCTCCAGATGCTTTCGTTGATGGCATCATGGAAGGTAAAGAGTGGGTTTGGGATGGTGACGTTCTCCGTGAACGTTATGCACAAAAGACTTACAAGAGAATTAATACTCTAGTAGATCAAAAAAGATTAGATGAACAGAAATTGAATCTGTTTAATGACTTCTTGTCAAATCTTTAAATTATAAATAAATATAGATTAATTAAAGGTAATCGGAGAAAAGTTAAATGTCCCGTGGCAAAAATTTACAAGAAATGGAGAACGCCGTAACTAAAAACGCAGTAGCTGGCGATCAAGCGATGCCAAAGCTGACTACTGGTGGAACTTCCCCAACATGGGAAGACTTAGGTGGTCCAACTCCATTTAATTCAAAACCAGATGACGATTCAAATAAGTTGAAGACGGCAACTGGTGTACCTGACGGTGCTCAGGCAAAAAATCTAGCTTCAGTTAAAAGTCACATGAAAAAGTTCGAACCAGACCCTGCAAATAAGAGTAAGGTTCCTGAAGAAGTAGAAGCTTCTACTGAAGATGTGATTGCTGAAGAGCCAACTACAGAAGAAACTGTAGTTACCGAAGAAGAAACTGTTGAAGAGAAGGTTATACCTGAACTCAACAATGAAGTTGACATCGAAGATGATGTTAATGCTCTTCTTGGTGGACAAGAACTCTCCGAAGATTTCAGAGAAAAAGCAAAAACAATTTTCGAGGCTGCTCTCAAGTCTAAAGTAGTTGAAATGAGAGAAGCTCTTGAAGCCCAATACGATGCAAAACTCGTAGAGGAAGTGGAAGGTATGAAGGTCGAACTCGTAGAACGTGTTGACTCTTATTTAGAGTACGTTTCTAATGAGTGGGTCGAAGAAAATACCCTCCAAATAGAACATGGTCTTAGGACCGAAATGACAGACTCCTTCCTTAAGGGAATGATGGGTCTCTTTGAAGAACATTATGTAAACATCCCTGAAGACAAATATGATGTCGTTGAGAATATGGTAGGAAAGCTTGATGAAATGGAAGCTAAACTCAACGAGCAAATCGAGAAGAATATAGCTATCACTAAGTCTCTATCAGAGGCAACAGGTGGTAATATCCTTTCCGATGTTTCTGAAGGTCTATCGACTGCTCAGAAGGAAAAGCTCGCTTCACTTGCCGAAGGTATTGAGTTTGAGAGTGAAGAATCTTATAAGGAAAAGCTTGAGACTCTAAAAGAGTCATATTTCAAGACTGCTCCAAAAAGAAGTGAGTCGGAAGACCTAACAGAGTCTGCCGATGGTAAAGACCTAGTTCAACCAACTGGTCACATGGCAGCCTACTTACAGGCATTAAATTCCGCCACTAAAAATTGATCTCAACATTATAATAAATTAAACTTACACATTAGGTAAAAAAAGCAAATGTTCAACGCCGAACAATTGCAGGAAAAGTGGAATCCACTTTTGGAACATGATGGTATTGATCCAATTAAGGATAACCACCGTAAAGCTGTTACCGCTGTCCTGCTAGAAAACCAAGAAAGATTTTTATCAGAAGAGAAGCAATTCCTTTCTGAAGGTCCAACAATGTCAGTTGGCAATGGTGGTTATACCGCTGGAGCTACCGCTACTGGACCAGTTGCTGGTTTTGACCCCGTTCTAATCAGCTTAATTCGTCGTTCAATGCCAAACTTGGTCGCATATGACCTTGCTGGTGTTCAGCCGATGAATGCACCAACAGGACTCATCTTTGCGATGCGTTCACGTTATGTTGATGGTACTAATGCTGACCGCAGACTAGGAACCGAAGCTCTATTCAACGAGCCAGATTCTGGATTCTCTGGACAGTCTTCTTCCCATTCACAGACAGAAGGTTGGACAAGTGCTTCTACTGGTTTAGGTACAACTGCTCAGTCAGGTACTAACCCAGGCGCACTAAACCCATCAACTTCTGCAACTCAGGTTGCATATGATGTTGGTCAGGGTATGCGTACTGACAACGCTGAGAACTTAGGTTCTACTGCGGCTGATCAGTTCAACGAAATGGCTTTCAGTATCGAGAAAGTTACTGTTACTGCTAAGTCAAGAGCCCTCAAAGCTGAGTACTCACTAGAACTCGCTCAAGACCTTAAGGCAATCCACGGATTGAACGCTGAGGCTGAGTTAGCAAATATCCTTTCTACAGAGATACTTGCTGAGATAAACAGAGAAGTTATCAGAACAATCTACAAGGTTGCTGAAACTGGTGCTCAAGTTAACGTTGCATCTGCTGGTACTTTCAACTTAGACGTTGACAGTAATGGTCGTTGGTCTGTTGAGAAGTTTAAAGGTCTTCTATTCCAGATTGAAAGAGACGCTAACGCAATCGCACAAAGAACTCGTCGTGGAAAGGGTAACATCATCCTTTGCTCTGCTGACGTTGCTTCTGCATTAACAATGGCTGGTGTACTTGATTACACACCTGCACTTAATGCTAACCTTAACGTAGACGACACAGGTAATACATTTGCTGGTGTTATCAACGGTAAGTACAGAGTCTACATTGACCCATTCGCTGCTAACAGTGCTGCAACTCAGTACTATGTTATCGGTTATAAGGGTTCTAGCCCATATGACGCTGGATTATTCTACTGTCCTTACGTTCCACTACAGATGGTTCGTGCAGTTGGTCAGGATACATTCCAACCAAAAATTGGCTTCAAGACTCGTTACGGTATGGTTGAGAACCCATTCTCACAAGGTACAACTCAAGGGTCAGGTACTCTTACAGTTAACGCCAACCGTTACTACAGAAGAGTTTCAGTTGCTAACCTTATGTAATAGAGAAGTTAATATCTCTACTCCAAGATCTCCACGAAAGTGGGGATCTTTTTTTGTCTAAATATATTCAGTTTGTCTTAAGATAATGACTGCACTGATAGACCCTAAAAAGTATAGTGAGACTGTTGACCGTTTGAGGTCATTTTTTTTGTCTAAAAATTTCCTTGAGGTACATACTCAAAACCGTTTAAGTATACTTGCTGCATGTGAAGATCCAGAAACAGTAGCAACCTATGAGTATAATGGTCAGGTATGGCCACTACCACAGACAGGTCAGATGTGGTTAGAATATGAATTACTTTCCAATCCTTCCGTAGAA